CTCTTTCCTTTGAAGGTCAAAAGAAACTTAATGATGCAAGAAGAACTTCAAAGGAAAGAGGTCGTACTCAAACCGGGTCAGGTAAACTTCAAGGATTGGCAAGTTTAAAAAATACTTTGGGAAGACAATATTATAAACCCGAAAGTGATTATTCATAAATTTTAAAATAAAATAAAATGTCAAAAGCAAAAGAAACACCGGGATTACCTGCATCGTCAAGAATGAAGATGCCAATGGCAGCAGCAAAACCTGCAATTAAAGGAGCACTTAAAGGAGCTGTCAAAGGGGCAGTAAAAGGAGCAGTAAAAGGAATGGTTAAAACAGCAATCAAAAAGAAATAATGGCTAAAGTAAAAGACACTCCGAATTTACCGGGTTCATCTCGTATGCAGATGCCTATGTCAAGTGGAAATAATACTCCGCTTAAAATCAAAGCTGATGGTAATGGCGTAACTCGTAAAGTTACAAAAGCTGCCTCAGGAAAAGGAATGGGTGGTAAAAACCCATATTGTTAATCATTAAATTAAGTAGAGATGGCAAAAGCTAAAACTACAGGTACTGAAGATACAGCACCTGAAACTACAGTAGAGAACACAGTAGTACAAGAAGTTCCGTTAAACCCGGACACAGAGATTGTACCTGATGCAACTCCTGCCGGACACGGAAGTAGAGACTTTCATAGTCCTGTTTAATAAAAAATAAACCAAGGTAAAGTAATTCGCTAAAATTACATTACTAATTGTCGGCAATGAGCATAAGTAATCATTGTATGACCTTTAGTGGCACTATGGGGTTCGCCCCGTAGCGTAAGGTTGCAAGACCTGAGTGATTTGAATGAGTTACCCTGACAAAATCTTTAGACAAGAGTCAACTGTCTATCTTAATAATAGCAAACCGTATCGCCCACTTAATGGGTAGGTTAGAGATTATAAGTGGGGGCTCCACGGAAACGTGCCCGATTTTTTGTTAGGACCTTGGTTTTTTATATTTTAAAACTATTAGAGATGAAAGAAATGATAAAAAGAAAAGATGGTTCTGTATCTCAGAGAGGTCTTTATGATAATATCAGAGCGGCAAAAGGCTCAGGTAAAAAACCAACTCCAAAAATGCTAAAGCAAGAAAAGATAATTGAAAAAGCAAAGCAGTACGAGTCAAAAAAATCATTGGATGGAAAGATGAAATTCCTAAAAGGAAATGTCAGCAAACTGCCTGTTCAAAAAAATAAAAAAAATTAATATCTTTACAAAATGAAATCGCAAGGATTCGGAGATACAATTGAAAAGATAACTGCCGCTACAGGAATTAAGTATGTGGTAGAGACTATTGCGGAAGCAACAGGAAAAGATTGTGGGTGTAGTGATAGAAAAGCTGCTATGAATAATCCGAAGCTATTGATTAATAAAACATTTTATAAAATAAATAAAAATTAGAAATTATGTCAGTATTCAAAACAACATTTTCAAGAGCACTACAGGTATATCCTTCACAGTACCCTATACCAAACCCTTTTGTTTTAACAACAGGTGTTCAAACAGACGAAAGCTCTATTTTAGTGTCTCCAAGTTCAAATTTTATAACTAATGGAGTATCTCCGGGAGATGTTATTTATGTATATGATGATGGAGGAAATTTTAACAGTATAACACAAGTTACAGGAATTATTAGCGAATCAGAAGCTCAAGTTGCTAACCCTATAGCTGTAGATTGGTCCTTTGTAATTTATCAGCAATCTGCTATGTCAGGATTAGGCAATCAAGGATGCTACTTGTATGTTGGAGGAACAGGAACTTTAGTGGTAACTACGATAGGTGGAGATTCTGTAACTTTTGCAGGAGTTGCAGCCGGAACCGTTCTTCCTGTTCAGGTTCTTAAATTAGAAGAACCATCAACAGCAACATTGGTAATAGCTCTTTGGTAAGATGGCAAAAGTAAAACAACAAGAGTCTGCTTATCAACCTAAGCCTAAGAAGTCGGGAGTGGCTGCTAAGACAAAAACAAGCACATTAAAAACGAGTAAGAATTACGTGAAAGCGTACAGAGGACAGGGAAGATAATGAAATATTTAAACTATATAATGTCATCTTTGATATTATTATTTGTTCCTATACAGGGGCTTTTAATTGCAGTTGGTTGTGCAATAATGCTTGATACCATAACAGGTGTTTTTAAAAGCATAAAACTAAAAGGTCTTTCAAGTATTAGAAGTAGAACTCTTTCTAATATAATTTCAAAAATGTTTTTGTACGAGGTATGTATATTGTTTCTTTTTGCAATGGACAAATATCTTTTAAATGAATTTGTGATTAGAGCATTCAATATACAGTATATGTTTACGAAGATATGTGCTATTGTATTAATCTTTATCGAATTAGTTTCAATTAAAGAGAATGTTGAAGAGACATTCAATATTGATGTTTGGAAAATTTTAAAGAAAGCATTTGCAAGAGCTAAAGATGTTAAAAACAATATTGACCATATAACGTAATGGAGGATAAAATAACAATCGATAGAATCAAAGAAGCACATCCCAAACTTAGGGATAAAATGCTTAAAGACTATAGAGAAGCTAATAATCTATTAGGAAAAGGAGCTCGTTTAAGATTTGCTTATGTTTTTAGAAGCAATGCTCTTCAAGACAAGTTATATAATCAAAAACCAAAAGTTACTAATGCAAAAGGAGGTCAGTCAATTCATAATTATGGGTTGGCATTTGACATTGTATTGCTTTATGATAATGATGGAAATGGAACCTTTGAAGAAGCAAGTTATTCTCAAATCAGAGATTTTGACAAAGACACTATTGCTGATTGGAAAGAGGTAACTGATTTTTTTAAATCAAAAGGTTGGGAATGTGGAGCAGATTGGAAAAAGTTTATAGACCCACCACATTTTCAATACGATTATGGATTCGATTGGAAGACTCTAAAAGCAAGAGTTGACAAAGGAATTATTATTACTGATAATGGAATTACTTATCCAAAAATATAATTAAAATGGCAAAGACAGCAGCTTGGACAAGAAAAGAAGGAAAGTCTGAATCAGGAGGATTAAATGCTAAAGGAGTGGCAAGTTATAGAGCTGCTAATCCGGGAAGCAAATTAAAAATGGCTGTAACAACAAAGCCATCTAAATTAAAGGCAGGAAGCAAAGATGCCAATAGACGAAAGTCATTCTGTGCTCGTATGGGAGGAATGCCGGGTGCTATGAAAAAACCAAATGGAGAACCAACAAGAAAAGCATTAGCTTTAAAAAAATGGAACTGTTAATGAAAAAGATACTAATACTTTGTTTTTTAATACTTACTTCTTGTGCTGCAAGAAAAGTTAATGTAGATAAGGTCGATACTGTGGTAAAGACAGATAGTACTTCTGTAACTAAACAGGAAACTGTAGCTACTCAGGACAACAATGTTAAAATTACAACAGATACTGATGAATTGGAGATAACTCCAATTGACACTGCAAAAGTTATTGAAGTTGATGGCAAGAAGTACAAGAACGTAAAGCTCAGGTATAAAAAAACAAAAAAGGTGTTAGTAGATAACACGAAAATAAAAGTGTCTGAAAAGGTCTTAATTAAAGCCAAGGTAAAAAAAGCTGTTGCTGTTAAAACATTCAAAAAAGACATTGACAAGAAAGCAAACTATACAATTTATTTTTGGTGGCTTTTAATCCTGTTGCTTATTGCTTTGGGGTTCTATACTTATAAAAGAATTAATCGAACTTTATTTTAAAAATTATGGCAATTAAAAGACCTGATACTCCGTTAGCACCTACGCCTGACCCTACTTACGATAGAGTAAAAAGCGTTATGACATCAAAAGAAAAACAAAGCAATGGTAAGTATTCTGCGTTGAACAAAGAAAAGGTAACTATAGATTCTTCGGATGGCTCAAGTTCTACTCAGTTTACAAAACAAACTGACAAAGAAAATGGTAAGCAAAAATTCAAGCAGTATAATGTCATTAAAGACAAAGATGGCAAGAGTACAATGCAAATTGATGTGAAAACAAATAAAGGAACCGATAGAACGAGGGTTATTACAAACCCTAAAAAAATAGAAAGAAAACTCGAAAGAGTATTAAGACGAAATGAAATGTAATTTTTTCATATCTTTGTATAATTAATAATCAAATAAAAATCAAATTAAAATGGCAAACGAGCAAGTAACACAAGAAGAATTAACAAAAATTCAAGAATTAAACTCTGAGTTTAACAAAGCAAAAATGGCAATTGGAGATGTTGAATTACAAAAGCAACAAATCATTCGTCATATTGATGAATTAAAAGTAGAATTTGCAGCACACGAAAAAGAATTAATTGAAAAGTATGGTGCAGATGCAATCATTAACATTCAAACCGGAGAAGTAACTCATAAAACAGACTAAAAGAAATGGCAAAGATTAGTACATACCCACAACCAACACCTCCGCAGTTGTCGGACTATGTTATTGGAACAGATATTAGTGATTTGTTAATGACAAAGAATTTTCTTTTGTCAGACATCATCACTCTTGCTACAACTACAAATCAATTTGTAACAATTGTTGGAGCACAGACAATAACCGGTTCAAAAACATTTGACTACGGTACTTCGACAGGTGTATTGGCTCCTGTAATAATCAATTTGCCAAATCAAACACAACCTGCATTTTCTCCTGATGCATTATTGATTCAAATAAATGGTCAAAACCCATCAAGTACCCCCGGTTCTATTGGTGGGGTCAATGTTCAAGCACATCTTCTTGATAATGTATGTTATTATGCAGATTTGTTTTCAGACTCAGGTTCTTCAGTAGGTGTTAAAATTTATAGTCAAGATTCCCATAGTGGTAACTTCTTAGAATTTAGAAAAATAACTACATCTCCGGTTTCTGACTCTCCAATATTTATTGTAGGAAACACTCAAGTGTTAGTTGGTACAGATACTTTCGGTACGCCTACTTTTGGTATTACACCAAAACTTGTAGTTGCAGATGTTACAGGCGGTGTTATGGAATTAAGAAATCTTGATACAAACATAGCACCCGGTTCTGTACTTGGTAGATTACAATTTTCAGGAAAAGATGATGCATCGGTTGCTTATGCTACCGCAGCTATCGAAGCTGTATCACAAACTTTTGCAAGTTCAGGAAATGGAGGTGGTGGAATATTAAAGTTTATGACTGCTCCGCAGCAAACCGGTGGCTCTCCTACTGAACGTATGCGAATTGACCAAGAAGGTAAAGTAGGCATAGGAACAACTGTTCCAACATCAAAATTACACTCTGTTGCATCTTTAGCCGGTCCGATTTCTTACGATAGTCGTTGTGCTGTGTTTGGATATAATACAAGTACAGAAACCGTTTTTAATAATCCTGTCGGAATAGCAGGAAGAGTACTCACATCGGGTGGCTTTGCTGTATATGGCGATGCACAAACCGGGAACGGATGGGGTGGTTATTTTGATGGTAAAGGATATTTTAGAAACAGTGTAGGAATAGGAACTACTAATTTTCTTGCAACTATTCTTGGAGGAGCAGTTCCTAATTTAGCAATAGCTGATTTGGCAGGTGCTACTATACAATTAAGTAATAGTACAGAACCTACATCAGCAGGGCAAATATTAGGAGCTATAGAATTTGCTTCTTCTAATTTTAGTGGTAAGTATCTTGCAGGTAGAATAAAAGCTACTTCTTTTCAAGGAGCATCAGCAGGTGCTTCAGGTGGTTCTGATATTATTTTTGAAACAGGTATTGGAGGAACAGCCTCTGTTATTGATGAAAAAATGCGTATTGCAGCTTCAGGGAATGTAGGAATAGGAACCACAGGTGCTCCGACATCAAAACTTCAAGTTGTAGGATTAGTAGATTATGCAGATAATGCAGCTGCACTTGCAGGAGGTTTAACGGTAGGAGCTTTTTATTACACAAATGTCTCAGGAGATGGAATTTTAAAAGTAGTAATATAATTAATAAAATGAAATGGCAAAAATATCTACTTATCCATCAGCGGATGTTCCTTTATTACTAAGCGATAGGCTAATAGGTACAGAAGCTATTAGACCTATACCATCTGCTACTCCCCTTGCGACAAAGAATTTTTCGTTAGGGGAGTTGTTACAATTTTTTCAAAGTCAAATTACTGTTACCACTAATTTACAGGCAGTTCTTAATGCCGGGAATATAGCTACTCAAAATATAAATTTAACAGGTACTATTTCTTCCACATTAATTAAACCTGTAAATATTGAAGATACAAGTGGAAGTCAGGGTACTGTTTTTCAAGTTCTTAGTAAAGGGGCTGTAAGTATTACTTGGGCTAATGTTCCTATAGATAATCTTCAGGCTGTATTGAATGCAGGTAATACTGCAACTCAAAACATTACTCTTATTGGGGATATTACCTCAACAAAAATAATTCCCGGAAACATACAAGACGATACATCAGCTATTGGAACTACAGGTCAATTCCTTTCTAAAACAGCATCCGGTATAAGATGGGTAAATGCTCCTGTAGCAATAACCCCAACTTTAGGAGATGTTGTAGCTGTGGGAGACACTGCTAATCAAGATATATTCATAAATACTTTAAGGCTTGGTAAAGGAACAGGACCCGGAAGTAACAATAACACAGCATTAGGATATAGAACATTAGAATTAAACTCATCAGGATTTGGTAATTTAGGCGTAGGAGCTTTCACTTTATCTTTTAACACAACAGCTGCAAGAAATACTGCTGTTGGATATGCTTCACTATATACCAATATAAGTGGAAATAACAACACTTCTGTTGGTATGTTCTCTCAATATCTTGCACAAACAGGTATTGGAAATGTATCTTTAGGATATGGAACATTGCAAACTAATGTAATTGGTAATTTTAATACAGCATTAGGATATAGAGTCTTATTAAATAACAAGGCAGATAAAAACACTGCAATTGGAGCTGAAACTATGTTTATCAATCAAACAGGTATATTTAATACTGTTGTTGGTCAGGAAGCATTGAGAGCAAGTGTTGCAGGAAGCTATAACTCTATTGTTGGTAATTTTTCATTATTAAATGCTGAGGCAAGTTATGTATCAGCTTTGGGTAGAGATGCCGGAAGATTTTCTTCAGCAGGAAACTTACTCACAGCAAGTGAAAGTATATTCATAGGATTCAACTCAAAATCACTAAACACATCTTCAATAAATGAAATTGTGATTGGTGCAAATGCTGTTGGAGAAGGAGACAATACCGTTACTATAGGTCATACTACAATTACATCTACTCGACTAAGAGGTGCTGTAAAAGGTGGTTCGTTTGTAAAAGATGCAGGAACAGGATTGCAATTTTTAATGGCAGATGGTTCCGTAACTGTATCTCCTCTTACAACTAAGGGGGATTTATATACTTTTGATACAGCTCCTGCAAGATTACCGGTTGGATTAGACACTCAAGTTCTTTTAGCGGATAGCACGACACCAACAGGTTTGAAGTGGGGTACAAATACCGCAGCTACACCTTTAGGATATTATGGAGCATTCTCTGATGTAACAGACCAATTAGCGACTGTTATAAATACAGGTTATCCAATGTTATTAGGTATAACTGATTTGTCTAACGGTGTTACTGTTGTTAGTAACTCAAGAATTACAATAGCAAATACAGGAATATATAATATTCAATGGTCTGCTCAATTTAGAAATCCAACAGCAAACGAACACGATGTTACAATATGGCTTAGAAAGAATGGCGTGGATGTGCCCGGCTCATCGGGAATAGTATTAGTTCCTAAAAAACACGGAAGTTTTGATGGGCATAATCTTCCTTCTTGGAATTTTCTTTTAGATGCAATAGCAGGAGATTATTATGAATTTGTATGGAGCACACAAGATGTAGCAGTTTTTATTTCATTTGAGTCTCCAATACCACCTGCTCCATCAACTGCTTCTGTAGTATTGACAGTTACTCAGCAAAGTGGTATTATGGCAGGCACAGGAGTTACAAATGTAAGTGCTGTGATGACTAATCCAAGTCAGACTGTAGTTGTAACAAATCCTACTACAATACCTCAGATTACTATTGATGACACCAACTTTATGTACAATAAGTTTATGGTTAATCAGTATGGGTATATGCTTCCTAAAGATACAAGTATTACTTTTGATACACTAAGAGTTGGAGGAACTCTTCTTACTACAGGTACAGTTACTGCATTAGCTGAGAACCCAATGGGAATACAATTCACTACAGCAACAGCAGTTAGCTCTGTAACAGGTTTCTTTGGAACTAACTTTGGTAGCACAGCTTTTTTTGGGGCAAATTTTGATTTTGATTTTTCATATAGATTTAGATTTGGAACAAATAATGCTGCTCAAAGATTTTTTGCAGGACTTTCACAGATGTATGCTACAGCAACTCCAACAAACATAGAGCCTACAGCTATGATAAACAGTATAGGAGTAGCTAAATTGCAAGGAAGTGCTAATTTATTCTTTATATGGAACGATGCTACAGGTACTGCATCATCTCTTGATTTAGGCTCAGGTTTCTTAGGAACAGACACTGCGAGTACATACAGAATAAGAATTTGGAAAACATCAGGTATTCCTGCAATAAATATTCAATTAACAAAAGTTGTAAACTCAACAGGTGTTACTACCACTACGAGTGTTCTGACTATAACCTCAGATTATAATACAGGAGTGAATCATCACGCTGCAATATGGATGGGGAATAATACTGCCGCAACAGGTGCGGTATCATTTAAAAATTACGGATGCGAATTATCGAAACGTAATATTATAAATGCATAAATTAAATTTAATCAAATGGATATAAGAAAAATATCAATCGGACCTGACTATAAGAGTGGTGCAATGCACTACATAATAGGTCAAAAAATTCTCGGAGATTCAAACGAGATTCATCATATTAAACGACAAGCGGAAACGGGAAACGTATTAATTTATATTATTAATAAAAAAGAAGAGGTAGTTCTGTGGAAAGAGTTTACCTTTGCTATTCCAATTTCAATCGAATTTAATATAGACTTTTAATGAAATCTCCATTTTACTTCATAGTTAAGCCTATGAATGGAAAGCGGTATGACAACACAAAAGACATAGGAGTATCTGACTTTATTGTTAGTACTTCAGAAGAGGACCATAAATTCTCAAACAGATATGCTAAAGTTGTCGAGCTTCCAATAGGCTATTCCGGTCCTATAACAATAGGAGACACCCTTCTTGTGCATCACAATGCGTTTAAGTTTTACAACGATATGAAGGGTCGTCAAAAAAGCGGCAAGAGTTTCTTCAAAGATGATTTATTCTTTATAGAGACAGACCAATTCTTTTTATACAAGAAAGATTCTACTTGGAATGCTTATGATAAGTATTGTTTTGTTAGACCAATCGCAGCTACAGATTATTTCATAGAAAAATTTTGTGTTGAAGAACCTTTAATGGGGCAGATGGTATATCCAAACGAGTATCTTTTAAGCAAAGGAATAAAACAAGGCGATTATGTTTGTTTTTCCCCCGATAGTGAATATGAATTTACTGTTGAAGGAGAGAAGCTATATCGTATGTATGACCACCAAATAACAATTAAGCTATGATAAATATTGTAGATGATTTTTTAGGGCAAGGAGTCTATGATTCTGTTTATAAACTTTTATCAAATAATGAATTTCAAGAAATTGAATTAGGAGATAAAAAGTTTTGGGTTCAATATAGCAATGAAGAATTTGATAAATATATTGTTGAAAAACTAAGTGTTATAGATGGAGTACAACGTGAATGTTTGTTAGGTTTCTTTAGAGTTGCAACTGAGGAGTTCGATACTGATTGGAGAATACACGCAGACTCAAAAGTAGGCGATATTAGACCTGAAAGAGCACTCGTGCTATATATATCTCCATCGACAAAAGAAGGACTCCACGGAACCGCTTTTTGGAGACATAGGAATGTTGGATATGAAATGCCTTTAGATGTTTCAAACGAAGAAGCTGATAGGTTTCTTTCGGAAGAGGCAAATAACTTGGATAATTGGGATTTGCATTCTGTAGTAGGATATAGACCTAATCGTGCTCTTATGTACCCTTCTAATTACTTTCATAGTAAATATCCAAACACAGGTTGGAAAGAGGGGCGAATGGTGTATGTAATGTTTTATAGATAACGATATGACAGCTAAAGAAACAAAATTAAAAATTATTGCTGCCGGTCATAAAGCAGTATTAGAACTTATAAAAGTAGCCGAAGAATCTATCTTGAATCCTGATATGGAAGGAGATGACTTAGCTGCTGACAAGTTAAAGAACGCAGCGGCTACAAAAAAATTGGCTATATTTGATGCATTCGAGATTCTTAGCAGAATAGAAGCTGAAAAAG